GCAGACGGGCCTTGCGACAGGTCGGCAGAAAACGCGCCGTTGACAAGCCTGGAAACCGGGATCAACCCAAGTTCCGACAGGATCATCACTTCGCCGCCGTATGACGTATAAAAGCGCCCGTATTTCGGCACCGGGCCGATGTACCACACGCCCTTTTGACCAAAATCGTTGGGATCTGCCGGGTCTGTGCCCTGCCACACCGAAACGTCGCCTTCGGTTCCAACAGCAACAAGGTAGTCATCAACGCCAAGGCCGCTGTCCAGCGTCCAGTTAATAAGGGCGCAAACATGGCCGCCGTTGCGCAGCATTTGACCCATTTCGAACGGGTCTGCATGGCCCGTAATGGCGTCAACGTCGCGCATGTAATAAACTTCGGAACTATCCTTAATGGTGAACCAGACGCGGTTTTTCCAAACCATTACGGATGTTGGGTCGGCAGGAAGGCCATTTGGAGATTGCTGCGTCCAGGTCGAACCGTCGTAGGTCCAGTAGCCCGCACCTGGGGAAACAGCCAGCAAAAAATTGCCAGCGTTGTTGGAGAACTGAACGGTGCTCCACAAATTTTCGTCTGAGCCAGTAGCAGCCTGTGACACAACGGGCGTTTCATTTGTAACGTCCCAAATGTCGCCACCGCTTGCAGCAAAAAGTTTGCTTTCACCAATTGAAGAATTGTAGGAAAACAGAGACGGAATAGATTCTTCCAGCGCCTCTGTGTGGTACTGCCAGCCCGCACGCAACTGTGCGCCCGTGCGCTTTGGTATGAAGTTGTCAAGGATAAGCGCGTCCTGCACCGGCATCGCCGCAATCGAGTCGCGGTAGTTCAGCCCGCCAACCGGCGCAGGCGACATGCGAAGCATGGCAACCTGTGACGCTGCGGATTTTCTGGGCGACTTGTTGGGGCGTAGCGGGGTCAGGGGCACTAGACGCCTCCGAACCCGGTGTCAGGCACGCTGGTCAGCACGTTGATGTACGGGAAGCCGTAGGTGCGGACCATCGAAAGTACAGGAGCGCCCTTCTCCTGACCCCAGCGGTTTTCAAGGCTCAAGTGGAAATCGCGCATCGCGGCGCTGCTGTCTAGGCCCTTCATTTCCAGCCACTTCGCGCGGGCAAACAGCGTGACAAGGTACGAATCCAGCAGGATTGTGTCGCCGTTCTTGGTCGCGCGGTTCTTGTAAAGATCAGGGTTGTCCTGGTCACGCACCCACGCGTAGGACTGGTAGTAGAACGTCAAGTCCTGCGCAGCAGTCGGCGGCGACAGGATGTAGATGCTGTTGCCGCGCACCTGCCAGTAAAACGACAGCGTAGGCAGCACCTGGCGCACAATAAGCTGTTGCCACATCTGCGGGGAAATTGGACCAATGGCAGGCCACTGGTTCGTGCTGTTCCACTGGGTCTGATCCACCCAGTCGTAAAAATCTTCAGGAAGCGGAAACGCCTTCTGCGCCTGTCCAGGGCCATCGGCAACGATGGACATGGTGTAAGGCTTGGTTAATTCCTGCCAGTCGTACATGGACAGAAGGTCCAGGCCAGCCATATTGACTGCCTGAACCATCTGCTGCACGGAAGTATCCTGCGAGCCAGCCGGATCGCTCGGCGTTTCGTAACTCACCATCTGCGCGAGGTTTTGAACAATCGCGGCGAGTGTCGAATCGTTAACGATCTGGAAAGCCATTACGCTTATTCCTCAGACTTTTCGGCTTTGCCAGCCTTCTTACTCATCATGCGGGTCAGGGTTTCGATCTGCGCCTGCATTTCCTCAATCTTCGCGTCACGGTGCTTCAGTTCTTCGTTCATCTTTTCAATGGGCGCGTTGCCCTTTGCCAATTCAATGAACACATTGGCCGCACGCTTGTCCTCAGAGAAGCCGAAAAACTTCTGTCCCACGCTGTCAGCAGCACTGGCAAGCTGCTCAACTGTGGTGATGTTGAAATACTTGTATTCCTCAACCTTAGAAGGCGTCATCTTTGGCAGTGCGGAAAGCGGCGTGCCTTCAACAACATTTCCTGCGCCAGCCTTCCACTTGGCGTACTTGTCTGCAAAGCGGCGGGCATGGAGATCGTTTACAGGCGTGTCAGTAATTTCCAGCTTGTTACCGGGAACCATGATTCTGATGTAGTCAATCTCTTTGTAAATAGCACGCCCAGCTTCGGCGCTTGCGCCAGGCTGAACCACAGGCTTGCGGTAAAAGCTGACAATCAGCTTGTCGTCGCCAGCGTGGCGGCTTTCGTCAAGGCCCGGAGCGTCAGGAACAACAGACCAGTCAGTAGGCATCGTGGCGGTGGCAATAGCAGACATTTTTTGTCCTTCTTTTGGTTAATAGAAAAAGTGGGGCCGAAGCCCCACTAATTAAGCGTTCGTTTCAATCTTCAGGTCAGCGGTGGTGCTAGACGCACCAATACGCCAGCCACTGATCGAATCCCCATCGCTGCCAGTCTTCCCGATGCCTTGGCAAACGGCACCAGTGTCTTGAGAGGCATTTGTGTCAACAACAGCGGGATAAGCAGCAGAAACGGCAGAACTGTAAGTCGCGGCCATATTTCACCTCTTAAAAAGACCTTGGTGGACGGGGGTTCACCCAGCCCACCAAGGCAAGGTAAACCCCCACCACGGGGTCAGTTAGTTCTGGATGCGGCCCTGGAACTGAGCGCCAGAACAAGTCAGGTTGCCAGCCCAAGCCAGAATCTGAACTTCAGCGTCCTGGTTGATGGCGTAGCGGCGGTTCGGGCTGAGAGCCACCATGTTCCGGTTCTTATGCGGACGCATAAAGATGTACTTGGTGTTCAGCATGAAGCCAGTCGCAGCCGGGCAATAGCCACCGATGCCACCGTCAAGGACAACATCGCTGTCCATAAACTTGATGGTCGGGAAGCCAAGCTCGCCCGTCTTGGGGTCGGTGAAGCGCTGCTGCGCCTGCAACGAACCCATGAAGTACGACCAGTAGGTGTTGTCCAGAACCACCAGGTCAGGACGATCCGAACCGCGAACCAGCGAGGCCCACAGCTTGTTCAGCGCAGCCTGAATGGTGGTGGCCGAAGGCGTGACCGACTGGGCGCTGAAGTCGTACAGGCCCGAACGCCAGAACGACCAGGTGGCACGATCAATGCCGCCATAGGTGCCGGTGGTCGGGTCGGACGGCACAGCGGCGTCAAGGCCGGTGATTTCCTTACCGCTGGAACCAGTGCCATCGCTGTAGACAGACTGAGCCAGCTTGTTCGCCATCGTGCTTTCGGCCACGTTCAGGCGGGCTTCCAGCAGGTCGATGAAGGCTTCCTTGCCGGAGTTCTGGAGCATTTCCAGACCCGACATGACAACCGGGCAAGCAAGCTGCTTGATGTTGAATTCGGCACCGCTGATAACGTCCGACGCGGCAACCGGCAGCAGATCGTAACCGGAATAGAAACCGGCGTTTCCGTTCTGGGCAAACGACAGTTCCTGAAGGATCACGTTACCGCCGCCAAACGGCTTCACGTTGCCGCGCTGGTTTAGCTTGGCAAGCAGAGCGTTGTTCTTGGTGACGTTATCCGCAATCTGGCGGGTGCGCGACTGGATGGTAGTCGCAATGATGTCCGTGACGGACGTATTGGCAAAAGCCATTGTAGTTTCTCCATGACTGATCGCCCGCTTGGGGCGGTTGGGTTAAAGACACATCGCTTCGTTGCAGACGAACGATATGGCTCAGTCATGTTCCGGCTAGGCCGGATGGCATCGGGGCCAAGAAACAGAGGGATGGGGCTTGCGCCTTCCGCCCTGGCTGTTGCTGCACGCTTGGCTCTTTGGCAAGCCCCTCGCAGGCGATGGCGCAATAAACTTGCGTTCGGCCCTGGTCGGTTCCTGCATGGAACCTGTGTCATTATTGCCACACCTGCTGGTGTGACTTTAACAACACACCTGTTGTAACACTATCGGCTATGGGCCGCAAGCGCAGCCTCAATGGCAGAACGGATGTTGGGCGCGGCGTTCGTTGTCGGTGCCGCAAGCGCCGGGCTTCCCGTCACCTGTACAGCCGCAGCCTTTGCCCGCTGCGCCGTTTCTGTAATGCGCTGCCCGCCCTGCTGCTTAGACCGCGCCTGCAAAACAGCCCGCACTTGAGGGTTTGTCAGGCACGCCTGCTTATATGCCTCCTGCAAGGTCAATTCCCGGCCACGGCGCTGGGCCACTTCCATCAGGTCGGCCATGTCCTCGCGCACATCGTTGGCAAATTCGGCTTGCGACAGGAAGTTCTGAACCTCGCCCTGCGCCTCCTGCGACACCCGCTGCTGCTGCATCTGCTGGGCCTGCTGGAACTGGTTCATAAACTGCTGAACCGGTGCCATCTGCTGCTGCACAGCCTGCTGCACCGCCATAACTTGCGGGTCCATCTGCGGCATCTCGCCCACCAGAGCCTGGTCCAACTGCTCAATAAAGCCCTTGCCAAACCGGCCAATGCCAAACTGCTTGACGATGCCAGCCACCATGTTCGCCAAATCCGGGGCCGGGGCCGTCCGCAGACGCGCCGCCGTCGCCATGACATTCGCCACCGCCTGCGCGTGGTTGCTGCCTTCGGCCTGTATGAACATTTCGTAAGGCGAAATAGCCTTGGCAATCGTGTCGGCGTACTTCCGCGTTTCCGCCGTTTCCTTCAGCGTGCGCTGCACCTCGCTTTCGCGCCGCGCAATTTCATTGCGCACTGGCGCGGGGAGCGTGCCCCAATGCTCACGCAGTTCCGGCTTCCAGGATGCCGGGGCTTTGTCATGCGACTTTGGTTCCGACTTCGGGCCAGGCTTAACGCCTTCGCTGGCAGCCTCCGGCGCGGCTTCCGCCTTCGGATCATCCTTGACCAGCAGCGGCTGTTCGGCGCTTTTGCCCGTGTCTATGGGCGCGTCAAGGCTGGGTTCAAAATCCGGTACGTTGTCCTGCTGTACAGGCTGCTGAACGGCTACCGGGGCTTCTTCATTCGGCATCGCCGCTTCAATGGCATCTCTAATCGTGGTGGGTTGGTCGGTCATTTTTATTTGTTCTCCAACTGGTGAATGAC